GGTTATGGCGTAATGAAGTGGCATGGAATATTGCAGGAAAGGGACATGAACTTTATTTGGGCATAGACAAAGGAACTGTGCGAAATCGTTATGAAAAACAATTAGGCAACAGTTTGGTGGGTGGTGTAATTGGGCTTCGTGGGAAATTATGGGGTTTAAGGTTAAAGAAATTCGTCTTGCAAAGAATATTTCGCAGGAAGAACTTAGCAAAGCCTCTGGCGTATCTAGGCAGACTATATCCGACCTTGAGAGCGGTGAGGTTGTGAATACTACAACCTCTACCTTGGCAAATTCATCAATGAGGTTCCTATAATCAGTGCTTCTACGTTCAACACCACGTAAATAGCCCTCACTACTATAGGGAGTTTTGATAACACAATTATAGAAGTTATCCTTCTCCAAGCCTTGTAATGAGGTAGCATATTTTCCACTGAAAAGCAAACTTGCAGATAAAGAGATAAAATCTACTTTGTCGGCAGGATATTGCTTGATAACCTCCAATATAGCAGGCTTTAGGTGATCTATTCGCTCTCCTTTGGCTTTTCCCTCTACAATAGGACGTAATTGAGTCAATATCTCATTGGTGATAGGAATACACTCTAATCGGTGAGCAAAGTTGTCATAATCGTTCCATATCACACGAGCCATGGGTTTTTCTTGTTTGATAATATGGGACAGTAGTCCTGAGCCTCCGAACAAATCCACATAGGTAGCCTTGTCGGGGAAAGCCTTTAAAGCCTCTTTGAAGTGTTTGACAAACTTCCTTTTCTGCCCTTGAAAAGGTAGGGGTGATTGAGAATAATTTTTCATAGTTTATTTGGTTGTTTTAGTTATTCTTTGTACTTTTGCAATCTCACCTCATAAAACATAAAAACCCACTGGTACAGAAGACATATTGTCCTCCGTAGCCAGTGGGTGTGTTTTTAAATGAGGTGAGATTCTTTAAAAAGCGGAGGACATTTTTTTACTGCTTGTCCTCCTATTTTAGCAGTGTTTAAACTTCTTTTAAATGCTGTTTAAACTCTACCGAAACGGCTTATATTTCCAAAGGATAAATACTAATACAGCGAGTAGCAAGAGCCAAAGGATGTGCCTTACGGGGCTGCTTTGGGTGTGCTTGCGGCTTTGCTGTGTGTATTGGTTTTGGTACTTTTGTGCTTCGGTTTTTGTCTGTATCTGTGTATTTATAGTAAGGGTACTGTCAGCCTGCTGTAGGCTCTTAGAATAGGTGTTTGTAGCTTTAATCTTTACCTTTCCATTGAGTACTCTTATAACTTCATTATCGCCGTCACGAATGCGGGTGTAGATGAGTTCACGGGGAATGCCTACACTATCGGTGAGGCTTTCGAGTTCGAGTTCAAAGGACTGGTCGGACTGGTGAGACAAGTCTGTTTTGCGACCTTCATAGGCAAAAAGCTGTGAACTATCCTTGTAATGGATAAAATGCTCTTTCTGTACTTGGCGTTGCTCGGTAGTGGCGGCCTTGCGGGTACGGCAACCTACCAAAGCAAGGAACGCCAATAATAATAGTGCTAATTTTCTCATTTGCTAATGTTTTTGTACTCGTCTTTTGCGTTGAAACAAGGGCAGGCTTTAGCTACACCAGGGAAGTCTCTATGACCTAATATTTCGGCTTCAGGATACAGGGCCTTAAGCTCGGTGAGGAGCTTTTTTAAGGCTTCTTTCTGTTCCGCCGTACGGGTGTCTTTGGGCTGTAGCGTCTTTTTGTCGATACCTCCAATATAACAGATACCGATGCTGTCCTTATTGTGGTTTGTAACGTGGGCGGGTATCTTATCCACATCTCTTCCACCCTCTATGGTGCCATTCAGGCGGACTACATAGTTATAGCCTATCTCATTGAATCCACGTTGGCGATGCCATAGGTCAATGTCTTTGGCGGTGTGATCTCTGCCCTCTGGAGTAGCGGAGCAGTGAACTACTAAGTAGTTGATTTGTCGTTTGCTTTTTTTCATATCTCTATTACTATTACATTATTGGCTATATCTTTAAAACTTACGGGGCTATTTGTATCAACATAGTATATACTATCTACACTTGAATAATTTCCAAAACTATATCCAAATCCAAAAATTTTATTAAATCTTACCTCCGTATATAATGAATTAGGTGTTGCTCCAAAGCCCCCACTATAATAGTCAAATTGCACATATACTTCCTTCCCTCCTATATAAAGTTTTGGGTCTTTTTTACTGAAAGTATATTCTCCATAAGGACTATCACGTACAGAAATGATATAACAGTAAAAAGCTATAAATTTAACTTCTATATCCTTTAATTTTTTCTCTATTTTATTCTCGTCTACATATTTCTGATTATAGGACTCCGTAATTACCTTAGAGGGGAATACCAATCTAACATCGTCTCCCTCTATACTGATAGTGGGATAATAGTTTCTATCAAAAGTATCCCCAATTCTTAATTGTGTTTTTGAGTTTATACTGTACTTGGGACTACTTAAATTGAAATTCCTATCATTTATAGTACAATTAGTTGAAAAAACATTATCTACTGTTAAATTGCGAATTACCTCCCTTGCTTTTGGGTAAGCCTTTAGTAGTCCTTTTACAAGAAAGGTGACATTAAACTCGTAAATATCTTTTTCAGGAGAATTTCCAAAATCCCAAAATAGTTGTGTATTCATTATCTATTATTTGCGTTAATAATAACTTCGTCTCCATGAATTAGAAGGCTTGCCGTACTACCTTTAACCCCTGTAATAGAGCTATCACCTATAATTGTTTTTCCTGTAAAAGTAATATTTCCTACTTCCGCTTTTACTACAGATAATAGGGAATTATTAGGCATTTCCGATAGATCTATGGTAATATCTGAACTACTGGTGCTCTTTAATATCCTTCCAGCATACTGACTGTTTAAAGCAGTAGAGGAGTTAACCTCTATAGCCATTGTTTTTCTCTGTATCTTTTCTAACAGTGCTCTTTCTTCGAGTACCGTAATACGCCCAATTCCATCTATATCATAGTGTACAACACCTTGTTCCTCTCTTCGCTCCACTGCTGGTTTATCTTTTATATCTTTCCAAGAGTGAGTGTGGTCAATAAGGGCATAACGGCCGTCAAGATTAACTGTTAGAGGTGTTCCATCACTTCTTTGCCCTGTGAGTACTCCTGTCCCCTTGTCAAACATGAGAGAATTGAGCTTGATATCGGCTACATTTTCGGGTAATGTATCCTTATCATCAAAAGTAGCTTGTATTGTTTCCCCATCGGCAAGGGTAATAGTAAGAGTTTTTGTAACATCCCCTGTTACAGTAAGCCCCACCACTCGTTTTTTAGCGTTGGTTTCATTGGTTCTTTTTTCCTCATCTGTGTAGTCATTGGAGGATAGACCCTTTCCATCTTCCTTATCCACCTTATTCTCAAACAATGCTCTATGTGCATTGGTATCATTAAGGTGATTGAGTAACTGACGAGCTGAGGCTGTACCCTCTATAATTCTTTCCAATCCTTCAATGGAAGCCATTGGAATCTTTTCATCTTTGTGCCAAAAGCTGTCAATCCAAGCATAAAAATGCTCTTGCGCAGGTTTCATAAAGTTTGAAAACCATTTTTTGAGTGTTTTTTTTGATGTCATATTAAAAAAAATTATATATTACGATATTTATTTCTATTTAGAAGCCAACATATTCAATGAATTGTACAACGCGGTAAGGTGGCATATTATTGTGGGGTTGGTCACCTCCTGTAGATGATGAAGTGCGACTTGTAGTATCATCCAAACTAAAATGTGAAGACAGCCCCCCTCTATCTGTATCCGTGACTACCCTTGGTATATTCTCCACGTTATGACTATGTCTGGGCATTTCCTCTATGGTGAGCTTATGGGAACGTTCGCCTCCTTGTTTTAATAGACTATTCAATTGATAGTCTTGAGAGTCCTCGGGTTTCTTAACATAGTCAGGGTCGAGACCGATAGGCATTTTACCGCGTAAGTTCACGTATTCTCTCCAGCCTGCGGGTATTTCATTCGCTGGTTTACCCCATAAAGCAATGAGTCCAATAGGCACCGCTTGTTTTTGTTTTTCGAGTTTTTCAATGCGCTTGAGGAGCTTTTCTGTCTCGGTGTTATCTGTTTTGTTTTTGCCTAAATCTTGTAGGTTAGTAACGCGTTGAAAGTCTTCCCAATTGAAAGTCTTTTCAGGAACAGACCTACCAAAGGCTACACTTCTAATAATTTCCAATGGGCGTAGGAATCCATCTTCAAAGGTTACCTCATTGGTGAGTTCTTTGATAAACACTGTACTATCTTTCGCTCCGCCTTCAAAGGGGAAAAGCTCTCCATTAATAAAAACAGTACCGGGGGAAATGGTGTTTCCTCTCTCTTCGCAACCTGAGATAATTGCCTTATTTCCCGCCATACAGCCTAAACTATTGAAGAGGCGGTAACTATTTTGCATAAAGGCAAGGAATGCCACATCAAAGGGGTAACCCGCATTGTGTTCTGTGTATATACTATTCATATTATTAATGTGTTATCTCTATTGTCCATCTCTTGCCCGCGAGTTTATAGAAATTCACAAGGGCTTCGAGTTTATATCTATCATATTCCAAACCTTGTGGTAATACCACTATAAAATCTACGCCCCCATCTATATATGCTCCCCTTTGGTATAGGAAGACCCTTCCTAAGTACAAAGGTCTATTAGCACTTCTCGGATAGATATACAACCTTTGATTTTGCCTGCCGTCTTCTATCTTAATACGTCTTAGCTGAGGGTCAAACTCATCATTAAGAGCTTTACGAAGGTAACATACTTGGCTGTTGTGGATAAGGTTATACAAGTCTCTTTCTCTATGTACTTTAAAGTCATCTAATAGTTTGTTCAGAGGCATTGCTAATGTCCTTAGCCACGCCACTAATTTTCTCTTTCGCAGGAAAGTAGGGGTAATCAGTACGAGCAGTTTGTCAATATTAAAATTATACATTGCTGACATAAGTGATGTCGTTAAAGTTATCAATGGTAAAGTAGCCGGCAGTGGGTATCTTGCTTATCTCTATGGCTTCGAATGCCCCATAGTTACCATTAGTTCCAATATGTTTACTCTGTGCCAGTACCAAATGTGGTATCCTCACTCCTTCTGCTTGTTGAAGTTCGTCAATGAGATGCGCTAATACGAGCTCACCATTAAATGGTAGGCGTTTTAAATATTCTTTAATAGCCGTTTCGACTGGCTTAGTAGCGTGGATAATGCTTTGTCCGTTACTATCAATCAACAAAGGATCATAAACGATTTTCATTTGCAGGTGCAGTATATCGGGCTGATAGTTCACTATAGATAGGCGTACACCCGCGTCTTTTATCTCTTGCAAATAGGCTTCAAAGGCTTGCTTTTGGGGTTCGGTGATAGGTTGCAACTGCTCGCCTTGTTCACCTGCTATTTTTACTATAAGCCTACCTTCGTTTTTGCTTTCAATCACAGCCGAGTACTTGACTATCTTACTGGCTTCTATCTGCTCCTCTGTATGCCCTTGGTTGTTGAACTTGTCGCTGTCGGGTAACAAATCAAAACCATACTGAAAGGCAAGGGCTTTGCTTCTGTACCAACGGGCTGTGTGGGGTTTGAGCTCGGCAAGGCGTTTGTCTATATCCGCCCTATGTATGTCAAAAATCTTTTCCAAACTCCATATAGCCACTGCTATAATATAGACCCATAATCGCCATATAGCTACTTTGGAAGTGCTGTTGAGGCTTTCCAGTGCAGGCTCTTGCGCCTTGGCTTGGTAGATAAGGGTTTGTATTTCTTGAATGCTTCGTGCCATAGTTATTCTTTACTTACTATAAAATCTAAGTTAATCGCCCAAATGCTGATACCCTCAAGCCTTTCAAAAACTTGTTCGTCTTCCTTAGAAAATGCTGTTGCGGGCTGCAAATTCTTGGCAGTGTAGTAGCCTAAAATATCTTTGTTGGTAAAGGCTTCTGCTGGTAATACCAAGGTTTTGCCCGCTACTACATCATCGCTGATGTTAAGAGTGTTAGCTTCTGCCAACTCAAAGATACTTTCTATTGTGCCTGTATGTTGTAGGGCGAGGTCTAATAGTGACTGATTATGTAGGACTGTTATCTGCATTATCTTGGTTATTTAATTGCTCGCACTCATCTTCTAATTCAAAAGTCTTATAGAATTTTTTATTAATAATCTTGAGTAGCACCTTAGCAAAGCGAAAGCCTAAGCCGTCTAAATTTTCCAATAGGCTCACCACTAATTGCCATATAATGCCTATAAGTACTATCCAGTAAAGCCAGTGGAAGGGGTCAAACTCAAAACCTCCAAGACTTGGAAACTCCACATTAGCCGAGAAGGTATGCAGTATATAAATAGGCACTAAGTAGGTGGCTATCTTCAACAACATACGTCCGAATTTGCGACTCTCGTGCTTTTCTCCTCTCTTCCTTGAAGCTTGTACGCCTGTAATCCATTCAAATACGAGCAATACCACGTAAGCGGTAAGAAATAAGTGGTTGAAACCAAAGAGAAAATGCACAGTGGCAAACAAAAAGGAGAGTATTACGTCCATCTTGATAAAAAGAGCTGAAAAGGTGTGACCAAAGGAAGAGTGTAGGAAGTCTTTGCTATCCCTAAATCCAAATCCTTGTAGAATGTAATTGAGTGTTATCATCGTTGTTTGTTTATTTTTTAATTAATTGTTCCTTTTCCTTCACTTGTAGTGGCACCCGTTTGGGAGGCGGCTGTACCTGCTGTGGTTACACTGATACCAGGGGCTATTGTTACCTCTCCACTTTTGACGAATGTATCAATAAGGCTTGCCAATCGTTCGGCATACTCTTCTATACTGTCATTGGTTTTGGTAAGCATATCCTGCTGAAGGTCAATAATGCCTTGTTTTAAGGCTTGTTTGTTTAGTGCCATAGATTAATTATATTGTCCATCAATTAGTAATTTGCCACCCTCTTGTAGGGCTACATCATTAATCTGCATACCATCATACTCCAACTGTTTCTTTATTTCGATGAGTACTTCGGTATAGAGGTCATCTGCGAGCATTTGTGCGATGCCTACCCCTACTTCTGGATGTTCTTTCCATTCTCCCTTTTCAGTAGTGAGTATAGCCTTTTGTTGTTGGTTATCAGAGTACCCCACCTCAAAATCACCTGCCAATAGGCGTAGGTCATTGTTGTTGTCTATCAGTATATCTTTCATTAGCTTGTCTGCAACTGGTTTATACTATTAATTGCTCTGAGGAGTTCCTCTTTCACCATTGCCCCAAAGTTCTCTACTCCTTCACGTACAGAGGAAACATATACTTTAGTATCAGTGCCTACATTGCCTATCTGTATATTGATATGCGTTTGTCGGGTGCCCCCTGATACTATATTATCTTTGGTTTTAGCCCCTTCTCCTGTGGCAGCAGTAGCTTCTCCCGTAATAGGGCTCATACCTGGTGTGGGAGTACTTTCAGTTTTCATACCCAGCTTACCCATTAGCCCATCTTTTACCTCCTTAAAGCTCTTGAACTCTAAAGAGTCCCAGGCCTTACCAAAGGCTTCTTTGGCTTTAGCCCCCGCTTCGTTTGCCTTCTTATAGCCCTCTGTTACCGATTTGGCACGCTCCTGCAAGTCATTTTGTATCTTGGCAATCATTGCTTGATTCTCGGTACTATCACCTAAACCAACCGCTTCTTTGAACTTATACCAAGCGAGCTTACAAGCATCTACCCCCGCCATAAAAGCATTGACTGCTGTGTTCCAATGAGCCTGATAAGTAAGGATAAAAGCCTCCCAACTGTATTTCATACCTTGCACGGTATATTCCCACGCCTTACCCCAACCACTTACCCCTACAATGCAATAGGCAATCATAGCTATAAGAGTAATAATACCCGCTATTACCCACGTGATAGGATTAGCTAAAAAGGCGAGGTTTGTCTTAATCACTGCCCAGGTAAGTCTATTTTGCCAAGCGGTAGCAATAGCTGTATAGGTATTGTGTAGTATCAATGCAGTGGTGAATATACCTATAGCTCCTGCGATACCCCATATAATAGGATTCCCATCTTGAAACTTCTGAATGAGCCAGCCTATACCTCCCCCTATACTCTCAAAGACGGCGGACATAAAGTCTACCAAGGGGCCAAGCATAGGGCTAATGGCTTCATATACTTTTAGGGCAAGCTCGGTGATAGAATCCATCATCT